CGTTGGGTATGTTACTTACTCCAACTGACATGAATCAGTTTGAAGCAGGCGATTTAAAAGGCGACATGGGTCGTAAACCTAAGGCACTTACCGCATTGGTTCGTAACTGCGTCAATATGTTTGGTAGTTTTAATGTAGGATTAGTATGTACCAATCACACATACGCAAGTCAAGATATGTTTGACCCAGATGACAAAATCTCCGGGGGACAAGGATTTATCTATGCTTCAAGTATTGTTGTTGCTATGAAGAAAATGAAGCTCAAAGAAGATGAAGATGGCAACAAAGTAACAGAAGTAAATGGTATTCGTGCTGGATGTAAGATTATGAAAACACGCTATGCTAAACCTTTTGAAGGTGTTCAAGTTAAGATTCCTTATACAACAGGTATGAGCCCATACTCCGGTATGGTGGACTTATCTGAAAAGAAAGGCCTGCTTAAGAAAGACGGCAATCGTTTAATGTATGTCACACTTGACGGCGAAATTATCAAACAGTTCCGCAAGGCTTGGGAAAGTAATGAAGAAGGTTGTTTAGACACAATCATTTCAGAGTTTGGAAAACATCCAGCTGAGCCAATTGAAATAAGTACTGATGATACACAATCGGAGGAATAAAAATGTCAGTTGATTTAGCAAGAGAAATTTATAACGAACTCAAGCGGTATGTTAATTCAGTAGATAAAGATGAAGCGGCAGAAACATTGGTAGCAGTATTAATTGACAATGATATAGATGCTGACGAAATCAAAGCTACATTTAAAAGTGAAACTGAAGTCAAACGAGCTCTTACCAGCTATCTCAAAGATCATCCAGAAGATGACGAAGAGGAAGACGAAGAAGATTTCGAATATGACGATGAAGAGGACGACAACTACTAATGTGGTATAGTCGTGTAACTTCGGATCTAAGTGTAATACCTGATTTTATTGCGCACTACGAATCTGAACTTGATTCGGCTAAACAGGAATGTCGGATAGGTGGTCTTATTGAAAAAAATATCACTACCTTACCCGGCGTTGTTGAACATAGATTTAATCAGCTTCAAGAAATTGAGGCTGTTTTAAATTATCTGAATATACAGTTACGCAAAATTCGTCGCAAATACTTTCAAAAATATTTAGAAGGTTATGCTCGTGCGTTAACCAGTCGCGATGCCGAAAAGTATGTAGACGGCGAAGAAGAAGTTATTGATTTTGAAACACTAATCAACGAATTAGCATTGTTACGCAATCGTTATTTAGGAATTATGAAAGCCATGGAGTCTAAAAACTTTATGTTAGGACATATTGTTAGGTTAAGAGCTGCTGGAATGGAAGATATTCAAGCATAATGTTTAGAAATATAGAAGAATCACACAAGCATAGTTTAGAAACATTAAATCAATTATACAAATACGACGATTTTATGTTGTCTATAGGTACTGTGGCTGATTTAGGATGTGGCTCTGGTCAAGATTTAGAATGGTGGGCATCACGCACTACCAATGATGAACAAGCAGCGCCGTTAAATATTAAATGTCAAGGTATTGACATTTTAGAAAACTTGCCCTTAGCATCTAAACATATAAACATGACTTATCAACAAGCTGATTTTGAAGGAACATTATACACTATTGATAAAGGTTTTGACATACTATGGTGTCACAATGCGTTTCAGTACGCATTAAATCCAATTCAAACTCTAATTAACTGGCGAAAAATTACTGCGCCTGGAGGAATGTTAGTACTAATAGTTCCACAAACCACTAACATTTATCAAAAAGATTTAGATTTTACTCAGCAAGACGGATGTTATCATCATCATACTATGGTAAGTCTTATTCATATGCTGGCCGTGGCCGGGTGGGATTGTAAAGCAGGATTTTTTAAAAAGAATTTGAATGACAATTGGCTGTATGCTATAGTATATAATAGCGATCAAGAAGCCCGCAACCCTAAAACTACCCGTTGGTATGACTTAATTGACGCTAAATTATTACCCGAATCCGCCGATAAATCCGTTATGGCTAGGGGATTTTTACATCAAAAAGACTTGGTTTTACCCTGGCTGGACAAGAGCTTAAACTTTATACACCGCTAATCCGTTGTATAAAAACAACACAAAATACCTTAAAATAAGTGGGCTTTTTGGTTGACTATTAATTCAATATCAGCTATACTATTAACATAGTAAACAATTAAACAAAGGAAAAGAAAATGTCAGTATATAATGTAACTTACACAGCATACGAAAAAGGTACTTCAAATGTAGTTAGTGAAGGTACTATGCCTATTAACACTAGTTCAGCTTATTTGGCAGAACAAACAGTTATGGCAATGTTTAACGGCACAGAAGTTATTATCCGTTATACGGAAAATGCTTAATTGACAAATAATTAATTAGGTGTTACAATAGTAACTTAAATTATAAAAGTAGGAGCTAAAAGTATGTCAAAGGTATTAATTAAAAGTGGTGTGTATCGCAATATGCCTGTCAACAATGTTGCGTTTACACTTATTAAAGATTATCAAACGGGAGCCAAAGGAGGCTATGTGACAATAAAATCAGATGGCTTTTTTGGTGAAGAATACGATGAAGTTCGTGTTCGTGTAAGCGGTATCGAAGATATTGAAATTGCGGCTAGCGATATTGCTACAGCAGAACCTATAATTAAAATTCAACCCGAAGTAGAAACAGATGAAGAAGTAATGAATCGTATCGAACAGCGATTTGAAATTTTACAACAAATGACTCGTGCTACAATCTCTGGTGATGTTCGTGCTATGATTGTAGTTGGCCCTCCGGGTGTAGGTAAGTCATATGGTGTAGAGTTTGAGTTAGAAAAATCTGGCTTGTTTGAACGGATCTCAGGTAAAAAGATTAAGTATGAAGTAGTTAAAGGTGCTATGACTCCAATTGGACTTTACTGTACATTGTATCGGCACTCTGACGCTAATAACGTCTTGGTATTCGATGACTGTGACTCAGTATTCCAAGATGAATTGGCACTGAACATTCTCAAGGCCGCATTAGATTCAGGTAAGAAACGTAAGATCCATTGGAATTCAGATAGCTCAATGTTGCGTCGCGAAGGCGTTCCTGATATGTTTGACTTTAAAGGTGCCGCAATTTTTATTACAAACTTGAAGTTTGATAACATCAAGAGTAAGAGGATGCAAGACCATTTGGAAGCATTACAGTCGCGTTGTCACTTTTTAGATTTAACACTTAATACAATGCGTGATAAGTTTTTGCGTATTAAACAAATCTTCCGTCAGGGTGACCTGTTTAAGGATTATGATTTTAGTCCAGAAATTGGCGAAGAAATTTTAGAATTTATGGAAGCTAATCAAACTAAATTACGTGAGATGTCTTTGCGTATGGCACTTAAACTTGCTGACTTAACCAAAGTTTCCGAAGAAAATTGGAAGGCATTGGCAGTTAGTACTTGTATGAAAAATGTTTAATAGTAAAGAATATAGAGAGAACACTATGAACCCAATGTACAAAAAATTAGCAATCGCCGCCAAGAAACCAGACGGCAAAGTAGACTTGGAAACATTTGCCGAACTTATTATTCAAGAATGTTTACAAGTAGCCGATCAGTTTGAAGATCCAGTTACCGGACCAGAAATTAGCGATTCTATTATCGAGCATTTTGGTTTAAGATAATGACTAATTTAATCCATACTTTCAAACTCAAAGCTGGTATTCAAGACAATCCAGACCAAGAAGGGCTGGACCTGTTTGCCCAGCTAATCATTCAAGAGTGTGCTGATTTAGCATATACTCATAATATCTTTAGTCATGGTCGAGCCTGGAATTTAGTTATTAAAGACCACTTTGGTCAGCCCATTGTTGATACAGATATACCACCATATTTAAGAAATTCATAGTACTTGGCAAACTAGGCTAAGTATTTTGGTAGCTCCTGGGCTGTTTTAACAGCTCATTTTATCAGACACCCGTAAAACGGTGTCTGTTTTTTTGCTCTTTGCGTACTAAGTATGCTATAATAAGTGATAATGCGAACCGCTACAATAATAATTAAAGACGAAGTTAACATCAAAATAGAAGGTCTCGAACTCGACGCCCGTAAAAAACTGGTCAATACTTTCAAGTATGAAATCCCAGGGGCTAGATATTTGCCCGCAGTTAGGCTTGGTCGGTGGGATGGCAAGGTAGCGTATTTTCAATTGGGCGGCAGCACTTATACAAACTTACTACCCGAGATTGTTCCTATATTAGAAAGTTTTAACTATGACATCATACTCGATGATCAAAGGGATTATTCTACTAGTTTTACTTTTGAGCGAGTGACCGAAGAAACCTTTGCTCATCTCAACTGGGGTAAAGGTCATCCTATGGAAGGCCAACCTATTAAACTTCGTGACTATCAAGTGGAGATTATAAACAACTTTTTAGAAAATCCACAAAGCATACAGGAAGTAGCAACGGGTGCTGGCAAGACTATTATGACAGCGGCACTTAGCCAGAGATGCGAAGTCCACGGCAGAACTATTGTAATTGTTCCTAATAAATCTTTAGTCACACAAACAGAAAAAGACTATCGAGGACTAGGATTAGATGTGGGAGTTTACTTTGGCGATAGAAAAGAATGGGGCAAGACACATACCATTTGTACTTGGCAATCCTTAAATATCCTACTTAAAAATACTAAAACTGGGGCAGATGTTACTATTCAAGACTTTATCGAAGGCGTTGTTTGCGTCATGGTAGACGAAGTACATATGGCCAAAGCCGATGCTTTAAAAACATTACTCACTGGTGTCATGAGTCGTATTCCTATTCGCTGGGGACTTACTGGTACCGTACCTAAAGAACCATACGAGTTTCAAGCACTCAAGGCCAGTTTAGGTCCAGTTATCAATCAGTTATCGGCATCAGAATTACAGGACAGAGGGGTATTAGCACAATGTCATGTGAATGTTGTACAACTAATAGATCACGCAGAGTTTGCAAATTATCAAAGTGAATTAAAATTTTTGCTAGAAGACAAAGATAGGCTTGCTGTAATAGCCGCACTTGTAGGAAAAGTTAAAGCAACAGGCAACACGCTAGTACTAGTGGATCGTGTGGCCGCAGGACACGCACTAGTAGAATTATTGGGCGACCGAGCAGTATTTGTATCGGGCGCAACTAAAGGAACCAAAAGAGATGAAGAATATGCTGAAGTTGCTGATGTGGACGATAAAATTATTGTTGCTACCTATGGTGTTGCTGCTGTGGGTATTAATATTCCCCGTATTTTTAATCTTGTGCTGGTGGAGCCTGGTAAATCATTTGTTAGGGTTATCCAATCAATTGGACGAGGCATACGAAAGGCCGAAGACAAAGATCACGTCGAAATCTGGGACGTTACAAGTACTTGCAAATTCGCAAAACGACATTTAACCAAACGCAAAGTATTTTATCGCGAAGCTAACTATCCGTTTACCCAAGAAAAATTGGAATGGAAATAAAGTGGTTGCTCTATTTAATTCAAGAAAGTATAATAACAGTATGAAGATATTAACGCTAGATAACGAGATGTATGAACTTGATCATTTACCCGAAGAGATAGATGATATGAGATTTGCTATATTAGACAATAGCAATCCGCAAGAACCAGATTATCACTATATTCCGTTAATCTTTTTAGAAAGTTTTAATGCTCCAGCGTTGGTATTACGCATTGGCGAACACAAAATTCGTATGCCTGTAGACTGGCAATTACTAATTGGTGAACCAGACTTTGGCGATTTAGAAGTTATTCCACTATCGGCACTAAACGACAGAGGGTTCAAAGCATTTCAATTTAATCCATTAAGCAGTTTTAGACCTAGTTTTCTTGATGTAGAAATATTAGACGTATACCAAGATGTTGCTTGGTTTGCTCCTAAACTTAAAAATGGTCAAATGTTATGTGTACCATTGAGCGATGGCAAAAAACCCGACTGTGTTTATTTTGTTAAAGATATCTCTCGGAACTGTGAAGTGGTTGATTACAACCGCGCTTTTTAGTGGACAAGCTACATATTTCAAACGAAATGGCGCAATTTGATAAAAAGAATCGCGACTTTTATGACGAACTCAACGAAGACGAAAAGAAAAAGTTCTCTCCGTTTTTAATGATTCGCTATGGATCTTGTGTACAAGGATCTTCTGATTTACAGCATTTTTATCTAATAGCAACTAACGAACGCTTAAACAAAAAGTTCTTTTCTATACCAGGGTCAGCCGAGCGTAACCATAAAAAACTACAGTGGTTAGTTGCTACCACGGTAAGCCCTGACATAGGTACACAGCGACATAATTGGATTAGCACAAAGAAAAAAGAACCCGGAGCAGGCAGTATTAAAAAGCAATTAATGGATTTATATCCTCATATGAAAGATGATGAGATAGAATTAATGGCCCAGCTTAATACTAAAAAAGATGTAGATGCTTACTTAAAAGAACTTGGGCAAGAATCTAAAAAATGATTGACGCCAACGCCATTGCCAAGTTTGGTACATTTAGCAAAGCTGATATGAAATATACTTGTCAATACTGTAAGAAAGACTTTGTCAAAGAAACTAGTTTGGCAATACATTCTTGCGAGCCACGCAAACGTCGACAAGAAAAAGAAGAAGCAGGTGTTAGATTAGGCTTCCACGCATACATTAAATTTTATGAAATGACGCAAGGCTCAGCTAAATTAAAGACATATGACGACTTTTGTGACAGTCCATACTACAAAGCCTTTGTAAAATTTGGCAGATATTGTGTAAGTATTAAAGCAATTAACCCTGCTAGATTTACTGAATATGTATTAAAACAAAATAAAAAAATAGATTATTGGACTAAAGATAGTGTTTACGAAGAATATTTGTTGTTTTATTTAAAAGAAGAGCGCATGGAAGACGCACTAACTCGCGCCATCGAACACGCAATTACTTGGGGCGAAGAGAAAGAAACACAGTCACAAGACTATTTGCGTTATGGCAATCATAACGCAATCGTATATGCTGTTACTAGTGGGCGCATTAGTCCGTGGGTGTTATATAATTGTGAGTCGGGTCAAAAGTTTTTAGAGGAAATATCATCTGAACACCGAGCAATGATTTGGCCATACATTGATCCAGATGCGTGGCAAAAGAAATTAAAAGAAGATCCTGCCAACAGGATAGAAGCACAAGAATTACTTAAACAGGCTGGATGGTAATGGAAAAAATAATAGTTATATTGCTAGTTTTATTCGGCATCAAACATTTTATATGTGATTTTTGGCTACAGTTTCCTTATATGATCAAAGACAAAGGTACTTATGGAGCTCCTGGCGGGCTAAGTCATGCCAGCGTACACGCGATTGGTACATTGGTTGTATTGTTTATAGCACTACCGTGGAATATCGGAGCCCACTATGTTGCTGTTATACTTGCTGTTTTAGATGGCATTGTTCATTATCATATTGATTGGGTAAAAACTAATCTTACCAAGGGATATACTCCTGCCGATAGAGCATTTTGGATATTGTTGGGCGCCGACCAAGGCTTACATTATTTGACTTATATCGGAATTATTGCTATACTAGTGTTATTATGAGCGCAGACATTGACTTAGACTTAGCTGACAGAGAGCAAATATTAAAACTTATTCGTGCTATCCCAGCACGACAACATTACCAAGGACAAGTTCGCAAACATAACTCGGGAGTATACATCACCGATATTCCGTATGATCCTGTAAATCAATGTGCGGCAATAGACTATGAAGAAGCAGAACAGCGTGGCTATTTTAAAATTGATTTGCTGAATATGTCAGTATATCAACTTATAAAATCTTCCGAACAATATAAAGAAATGTTGGCAAAAGAACCACCATGGGAAAGACTATGGACTGACCCTGAATGGGCCAAACAGTTAGTACATATTGGTAACTATACAGACTTACTATCTAAGATGAAACCAGATAGTATTCCAAGAATGGCGGCTTTCATCGCTATTATTCGTCCGGGCAAAGCACACTTACAAAATCAGCCTTGGGCAGAAGTGTTTAAAACTGTATGGGACGGGGACGATAGTAAAGGGTTTGTATTTAAGAAATCACACAGTATTTCTTATAGTGCGTTAGTAGCGTTGCACATGAATTTACTCCATACGCCTAACTAAAGTAATAGATTTTCTTTTGCTTTTCTTGCGGGCCATATCGGATAAACTACAAACTGGACCATGTAAAATTTCGAGATCTTTGTTGATAAAAGTACGAAGTGTTATTTTAAATGGATCCCATTCTTGCTTTAAAAAGATATTAATAGGTATGGATCTATTGCTTTCCCACCACCAAATATTGGCTAATTCTAGGAATTGCTTCTTATTGTCTAAGTTGTTAATACTGCCAAAATCGTAAATAGTTGTGATAATATCATCGCGATTTTGTATGATTCCTACATATTCTTGGGCGGCGTAAACACACAGCGTTATAAACGGGTATTTGTCAGTGAGTTTAGTAAAAATTTCTTCGTTCATTTATGTTGTGTGTATGCAAGGGATATTTATGTTCCAAAAACTTATAGTAAAATATCGCTAAATAAACTGTATGTATTCCACAGAAGTCTTTCTCTATCAGCAACGAACCCAAGTCCTTTTGTTAGACTCAAGCGGGCAATACTTTTCTATGAGGTACAATCCTGTGTATGCTAAAAGGCTGACCCTTAATTTAGGAGTCGACAATGTATTGTTATTTTCCTTTGTTAATCAGGACGAAAAGCCTGTAAATGTCAACGGCTGTACTTTTACCTTTCGTTTAACAAATACCGAAGGAACTTCTTTATT